TTTAATCATATAGACATCAATCTTCCAAAATTACACAGGGAGACAATAGATGGAGTTCGTTATTATTCTGTTCCAGATGATGATGAATTACTTAAATTAGTATCCATTACATCTGTTACAAGTCATTTCAATAAACAAATTTTTCTTGATTGGAGAAAAAGAGTTGGAAATGAAGAAGCAGATCGTGTCACAAAAGCTGCCACGACTCGTGGAACAGATATGCATACTCTTACCGAATATTATCTGAAAAATGATGATCTTCCAAAGGTTCCTCCGATATCTGATTTTTTATTTAAAATATCAAAAAAGGAACTTAACAAGATAAATAATATACATGCTCTGGAAGGACCAATGTATAGCACACATCTAGGGGTAGCAGGTACAGTTGACTGTATTGCAGAGTATGATGGAGAACTATCAATAATTGATTTTAAAACATCTAAAAAACCTAAACCAAGGAAGTGGGTCGATCACTACTTTGTACAATGTATGGCATACGGTTGTATGTTATATGAAATGACTGGTATTACAGTCAAAAAATTAGTCATTATTATGGCATGTGAAAATGGAGAATGCATCGTTTATGAAGAATATGACAAAGCAAAATACATCAAATTGCTTCAACAATATATTACCAAATTTATTAAAGATAAACTTAAACTCTATGGAACATAGTAAAGAATTAGAAAAAGAGATAGAGAAGAAGTTTTTAACAGCTGCTAAGTTTTCTATGGAAATAGAAAAAATAGTTGTTGAAGAAAAACTTAATCATATTGATGCGATCTGTCAGTATTGCGAAATGAATGAAATTGAGGTAGAATCAGTTTCTAAGTTAATTTCAAAGTCTTTAAAAGAAAGATTAAAGTACGACGCAATTAGTTTAAACTTTATGAAAAAAACATCTAGAGCTAAACTACCATTATGATGAAAGTATCTCAATCCCAATTAGTCCATTATCGACTGCAAGCTATGCTAAGAGAGCATAGTTTTTCCGATTTGGAGTATTTGGGTGTCAGATCTGACAGTATAGGGATTCCCCAACATTGGTATCGTATTGGGGACGAAGAAGTCCCTGTTGATGCTATTACAGAATTAGAAAGTGAAGAAACAGATGATGAAAGTGACACCATTTGAAACTTATCAGACTTATCTTTCAATGAAAAGTCATTTTACAAATAAAAAGTATGATTTTTTCAAATATGGAGGTAAGTCTAGAGCAACAATGACATCCTTCAACAAAAGAAAGGATAAGTATTGGTTTGAAAAAACATCTAGAAAATATTCTGATCAGGAAATTACTAATTTTCTACTAGCAAACTTTGTAACTACAGATACACCACAAAATCTATGGATTGGAGAAATAATAAATTCTGGAGAAAGAACGTACACAGACTGGATGAAACGACAGCAGAGTTTGACTTACTTGTTCAAAGAACAATCAAAGGAATTGCTATCGGAAAAAAAATTAGAAGAAGTATTCAATTGTTCGAAAGGACACCCAATAGTTCTCAAAAAGTATTTGAGAGGAGAAGTAAATTTAGAAACTTTAGTAATTTTCGAAAAAATATTTTCTTTTGGGAAAAAATTTGACCAAGATTTAGATGATCCAGTGTGGGAATCCGTCAGTTTAAAGGTAAAAAAATACAAATCTTTCCTAAATATTAATGTATTTTCATTTAAGCAAATATTGAGGAAAATTATAAATGAGTAAATTTTTCGATTCTGATATTATTAGAGAATCAATTCAAGAAATTCATGAACTTCAAAAAGAAGTTTATAAAAATGGATTGAATATGAGAGATATGGAATCTGAAGATTTTCAGAATCATATCGAAAATCTTGAACTTTTGTTAGATAAACAAAAGATTATGTACACCAGATTGTCACTATCAGATGATCCAGATGCGATTGAAATGATTAAAAATTTACGTAAATCAGTCAAAATCATGGGATTCCCAGAAGGGACTGATATGAATATATTATTCAGTGCAATGGAAGATACAATTGAAAAAATGAAAAACAGTACTTGACGAATATATAATTTTTTGTTATAATTTAAACATCCAATTAATCCAATTAATCCGAGGTATCCAAAATGTCGTTTGCTAATCTAAAAAAGCAATCTAAATTAGGTTCTTTAACTGCAAAGTTAGTTAAAGAAGTGGAAAAAATGAATAACAATGGCGCATCAGGTGATGATCGTCTTTGGAAATTAGAATGTGATAAATCTGGTAATGGTTATGCCGTTATTCGATTCCTACCTGCACCAAATGGAGAAGATCTTCCATTTATAAAACTGTACAGTCATGCCTTTCAAGGTACTGGCGGTTGGTACATTGAAAACTCTTTGACCACATTAGGTCAGAAAGATCCTGTTTCTGAGTACAATACTCAATTATGGAACAATGGAACAGATGCAGGTAAAGATGCTGCAAGAAAGCAGAAACGTAAGTTAACTTACATCAGCAACATTTATGTTGTAAAAGATCCAACAAATCCTGAGAATGAGGGTAAAGTATTCTTATTCAAGTACGGTAAAAAGATATTTGATAAACTCACTGCAGCAATGCAACCTGAGTTTGAAGATGAAGAAGCAATTGATCCATTTGATTTCTGGCAAGGTGCTAACTTCAAGTTGAAGGCAAAGAATGTAGCAGGATACAGAAACTATGATAGTTCTGAATTTACTGCAGTTACTCCTTTACTTGATGATGATGACGCACTGGAAGGAATCTGGAAGAAAGAATCATCATTATCTGAATTTGTTGCACCAGATCAATTTAAAACTTATGATGAATTGAAAAAACGTCTTGGTTATGTTCTTGGTAATACATCCACTGCTCGTCAAGATGTAGAAACTTTTGAAGAAGATAATGATCGTGGTGAAGCAGAAGAGTTAGTAACTGCTGCTGTTTCAACAACACCATCAAGTGTTAATGAAGACGAAGATGATGCACTATCTTATTTTGCTAAATTAGCAGAATAATTAAGTTCTGGTTCTAGTATTTTCAGTTCGAATTAAATTATCGTTCACATATTGAGATGATCTCTTATAGGTCATCTCATTTCTTATGTCTGTTAAAAATTGTTGTAAGAAAGATCTTTTTAAAATATATATTGATGCTTTTTCATGATTTACTATAGTTTCGTATTCATAATTAGAAATTTTTGTTACTATATCTGATGAACTAGGTGTTATTGGATTTGAGTAGATAGGAATATCATTATCACTATCATAACCAATAACTTCCCTATATGAAATAGAAAAATTGGAATCTACTACTTGCCCTGCAGGAAGAATTAATTTATCTTCTCTGTCTTTAATTTCTTTTGTTTCACAGTGATGAATTTCATTTATTTCTTTCGATCCATACTTATTTTCAACAAATTTATACAAATCTCTATTGGATAGTGGCCATTGATTTCGAATATTTGTAATACCAGATGATAAAATAACCACCCAATCTAAATTAGATTTTCCATAAATTTCTTCTGCAACATTATCTGGTCTAAATCCATCTTTAATTTCATACTTGTCAAAAACTGTAAAAATATTTTGTAAATCATCACGAATCTTCATTCTTCTGAATAAATTCTTTGCGGTCACATAACTCGAATTTGATATTCTATTTGGAAATGGTGACTGATATTCAATATTTGGTATTTCTCTAAAGTATCCCATTAGAATCCAACTCCCTCTAATCCTTGATCTGCCTCATAATCCTCTGCATAGATTGGATTGAGTTCTTGGAATGTTAATGTTAATTTCATATGCACTGGTGTTGTATCATCATATGTGGCATATGTTCCTGCACCAGTATAATTAACACCCATATTGGTGAGTGCCATTGGTTTAAATTTATGTAAAAAATTATGATTTCTGTTTCCAGTTTTATATGTCAGTTGAAATATGTTTGGTGACTTGATGAATAATCCTGATGTATTTGAATCTCCTGATGATGAATTTCTTGCATTCATATTTACCTTAAATGTTCGAATTATATTTTTAATTGTTTGTCCTTCTCTATCATCTCTAGGTGCAAGGTCAAAATCAAAACTAAATCCTCTGAGTTTAACTCCCTTAAATAAAAGTTCCATGTTTGGATTTAAAACCTGACCTTGAGTTCTTGCTAATATCCCATCAATAGTTGTGTTTCCACCTAAAATATTAACTGCTTTTGATGCAAAGAAATTTTGTGCTAATCCTTGAGCACTCTTATCACCTGCAAAATCACCTATCATTCCTCCAGTTCCTGTTATGAGTTCTCCTACTGCGGAAGCAGGATTCTTTTCTCCGATTGCTTTTTTTGCAATATCCATACCTCTAGCAGCTAATCCATTAATACTATCTTCACCCCAAGTAACATCATTACTATCCTGAATGTTCTCAGGCATTGGTAGAAAAATATATCCTAATGGATTTTCTACATTTTTTTGAACAGCTTCTGTTGACGTATTTAATTTATATCTTTGATTTTGATCTCTTTCTAAACCAGGTGGTTTATATTCTACAACTTTAATTTCTAAAAAATCACTATCTCTTTCTAGTTGTGAATTGGGATATCTATAGTTAAAAACGGGAGCTCTGCTTTTTGTATTACTCTTTACATCAACTTTTGAATTTATTTCCTTTGTTGAACCTGTAACACCATTAAATTCTTGCTGTTTTGTGTCAGTTCTACCTCTATTTCCTCTTGCACCAATACCTCTTTGATTTTTATTTGGGTTAGGATTCACATAAGGAGTTCTTTGACCCCTATCTTTCATTCCACTACCTCTAGTTCCTCTTACCATTATCGACCCTATTTTTTAACTATTTAGCAGGATTTTCGCAAAAGGTAATTCTCTTACATCAGCTAACTCTTCAGACCTTACTTCATAGAGTTGTCCAGCAACCTCATTCCATGTATATTGTCGGTATCCATTCCAATGAAAATTGATGCCACGAAATCCCCATCTGAATACATCAGTGACTGCAACTAAAGGATTTTGATCATATTGAATACCTGATGTTTTAGGATTATATACAAAAACATAATATTTACCAACGTCTGGAACAGGGGTTACTGTATCACCTAACGCTTCCATTAATTCAATCATTAAATCATCAGGATCCTCTGTACCAATCATTCCATAGACTACAGATCTAACTCGATTATCTTTATCATCAGATGGATAACTGTTTGTCATCTTTTAATTCCTAGTTCTTTTTCTGTTAATACTTGAAATTTCCATGATCTATCCTTACAAAAGTCGGTTCCTGCCTCCCATTTTGCCATATTTTTTGCATATTCACGAACTTCATAGATGTAACCTTTTGTTTTTCTTTTTGG